AGACAAATCACAAAAAGAACGAAAGATACATTCTATCCTAACATATCAAATGGAAAATAATAGGAAGGGGTGTATCAATCGTGATAAGAATGGATGTAAAAACATTCAAAAGGTATTTAATTCATATATGGAAACAGGCGAACGACCTGAAAAGTATAGAAGAGAATACAACATTAATAAAAGTCTCCAACCGCTAAACGCCGTGAAATGTGAGACAAGCCCAAGATTTTCTTTAACAGAAAATGAATAGGGTGCTTTTACATCACCAAAAAGGGATTTGAGACTTTTTATTTTTTATAGAAAGTTTGTCTCATTTTTCTTTCCGGTCGATGTAATCCCAATAACTGATATTATTGATGTTTTTTCAAAACACAACATAAAAATTAATGGTGTATTCCATATTGGTGCAAACGATTGTGAAGAAATGCAATATTATGAACAGTTATCTGTAAAAAATGAAAAACGTTGTATGGATAGAAGCAATACCGGAAAAGGTAAACGAATGCATTCAAAAAGGAATACCAAATGTATACAATGCCATAATCACGGATGAAGATTATGGGGATGTAGTATTCAACATATCTAATAATTCATTATCTTCTAGTGTACTTGAACTTGGAACACATTCAATCGAACATCATGATATTCATTATGTAGAAAAAAGAGAAGGAAAAAGTATAACAATAGATACTTTTTTTAGAACAATAAATATAGATGCTTCAAAATATGATTTTTGGAATTTTGATATTCAGGGAGCGGAACTTTTAGCATTAAAAGGCGGAGTCCAAAGTATAGAACATGTAAAATCAATATATTTAGAAGTAAATGAAAATGAATTATATAAAAACTGTGGATTGATGCATGAAATTGATGCATTTTTAGCACAATATAATTTTGAAAGAGTTATGACAGCAATGACGCCACATGGTTGGGGCGACGCACTATACATAAAATCCGTTAATTTTGAATCATAATCCAGTTTGACGGGATTAAATCATTCAATGTAGTGTTGTTACCAATACCAAACCATAAACTCGGATATGTTACTATTTTATCACAGTGATTGTTTAAGTATGCCCCCCACCAACTGAATGTGCTATTTGCAATGATATTATCATTACAGCAACTCATTAATAACATTTGTTTCCAATCTTCTATTTCATGATGAATTTTTTTGAATTCAATATTGGGAAACAATGACATAAAGTCAGTAATGATATTTTCAATGATATAATTATCTTCTTCTTCGCAAAATACAAATATAACTGGGTTATCTATATTTCTAGAATGTAAAATGTGTTGTATAGATTTTTCGTAATATTTTTGTGATAAAATAGGGTGCTGCGAAGGTTTCAATTTGTAATCGCCTAATCTAAAATGCATACTAATAATGTGTTTATTATCTTGGAAATATGAATTATATTTATTTTTAATCTCATTAATTTTGTTATCTAGATTCAATAGATTATATATTTTATCATAATTTTCTTCAAAATATTTATAACTTTGGAAATGACCGCTCAATAATAAATTTTCATTTTCATTGTTCGGAATTTCGTCATATGTAAAATTAATTTCATTGTAACGATTTGGTGTATCTTTAATGAAATCATTAGTATAAGAAGAATTCATGTAGGTAGTATGATGTATTATACTTTCGAATAAGTTATGCCAATAAGTATTTCTATAATATTTTATGAAACAGTTTGGTAATTTGTTTTCGTAAGGGAACATAAAATCTTTATTATATTTTAAAGCATATGATATAGTAGTAAATATTTCAAACAATTGATTTCCTAAACCTCCACCCAATGAATGAAATACCGCGTTTTGCATAATAATAATATAATCCAATATTTTTTATATAATTTTATAAAATTATATAAAAACAAAGAGTATGATATAGTATCTAGAATGTTACGTCGTTCACTTTCCACATATGCAAAACTACCAGTAAGTGCATTAAATGTATTTCAAAAATCATGTTATTACAAGATTGATTTCAAAATAAATGAAAATGCAAGTGTAAAAGAAGCAGTTACCCGTTTCACTGCATTTAATATTGGATGTTTAGCTGTTACTGATAAGTCGAACAAAGTGATTGGTGTATGTTCTGAACGTGATTTTATCAACAAAGTCGCTGCATTTGACAAACCTGCAAATGATGTAAAAGTAAAAGATATTTGCACATATGGACCATCTATTATTATTGCAAAAAAAAGTGATTCGTTAGAATCTTGTATGAATAAGATGATGTTCAAAGATATCCGTCATTTATTAGTCATTGATGATAATGATGAAGAATTTATTGGTATGATTTCGATCAAAGACCTCATCAAGGAAATCTTGAAACAAAACAATGATACAATTACCCGATTAAGTGATTTCAAGATTGGGAAAGGTGCATATTTTGGCAGTGAATAATTATTTTATTGAAAAAATGATTATAGCAGTTACTATAATAGAAATCCCAATTGAAACGTGGTAACAACATCGTTGATTAAAATTGTGTTTATTTTTTTTAGGAGTGCTAATTTTTATAATAAATTCATAATTTTCTTTATTATATTTTTCAGTAGGTTCTTCTAAATCACAGAAGAAACCATATTCATCGCATTCTTCTTTATATAATATTTTATTATTCATAATTAAATTATAAATTATTATTTGTATATTAATATATTTACATCATTTTTTTATAAAATTTTAGATAATTGAATTGATAACTTTGTTTTATTATATCCATATAAATTCACTTTTACAATATTCATTGATTACACGCATATCTGGACACGTAATTAATTCCGATTTCCATGAAATTGGTCTATACCATATAAATTCAATATCATTGACAATGCAATCAGTTAAAGAAAAATTAAATATATCTCTTAATTCTTCTTTTGATAAATTTGTTTTATTGGAAAAATTTTCTATCAAGAATTTTTCAGGATATTTTTCATCATATATTGATTGTAATGCATACATTTTACACATTTCATTTATTTTTCCACCTACAATAATATCCATAAAAAATACACTGGAAGTCTCTATACCGGCAATAACAGTAATCTTTTCAGAATATAAATTTATCAATAAATCTAAATATTTTTTATAATCATACGATACAACATCAAATCTAGTTTTTAATACATATTCATAACCATTTTCTCTAAGATAATTTAGTCCGTTGAATATAGTAATAAATTGTGGTGTGTATATCATTTGTTGTTTTATATCATTATAAATAATTGTAAAATTATTATTAACAAGTTTAACAATAAATTCTGGGTTTTCATTTTCCCAGATTGATACAAACTTGTTATTTATGTTTTTAGTTTGTTCGATCAAAATATCAATTGCATCAGGGAAAATTTTTCCAGTAAATAATATACCTATTTTTGAGACATCCATTATATAAAAATATTTAAAATATTTTTATATATTTTTATACAAATATACATTTCATGTTATTTAAACGCCGTAAGAACTTCTTTGAACATTGAAATTATTCAAAATTTCACTTGCAGTTAAAACGCGCGAATATCCAAATATTGCTCGAATACTTCCTCCAAATGTATATCCCGCTGAATCTGATTGTGCTCCGATTAATATATTAGGAGACAGATATAATCCTGCTGGAGTACCTGTAAGGTCTTTATTACAAGTACCAGTTGAATCAAGAGTACCATTGATATATAAACAAATTGTACCTAATGATTGTTGGCGCGTAACACATACAAATTTCCAAGAACCGGTATTCACGGAGTTAATCGACCTAATTGTTGTATCAGAACCATTCGTCAACCCATCACCATATGCAAGCTTTCCATTACTGTCTATACCAAATCCATAATCGCGATAGTCACCTGGTACTTCGGCTGAAATTATATACATCAATGTAAAATGATCGGTACCTTGACCTACATTTGTAGTTTTTATCCAAGCACAATATGTAAAATCATTTGAAAGAATATTACCTAGAATATTTGTTCGGTTAATATTGAAATATTTGTAATTCAAATATCCATTAACGGTAGTTATATTACTATAACCGAAATTAAATGAAGCATCAGAAAAAGTTGGTAAATTATTAGTAGAAGCATCATATGCGCTTCCTCCGGACCCTATGTTACGCCATATATTTCCACTACCAGAATAACTATTTGTATCACCTGCTTCGTAACGTATAATAAGACCATCCGTAACAATGGTTGGTACAGCTGGCGGTTCATTGTTTGGAACATCTCCATATTTAGTAGTTACAACGCAACATCCATATGCTCGTCTATATGAATTCAAAGAAGTACGTCTTCTACTCATATTTATATTGATATATTATATTAAAACATAAAAATATATCATATTTTACTAAATACTTTTACTTGAATATTATTTTACAAAAAATATAAATAAAAGAGAACATGAAAGTAAAAATTATAAGAACTAATTATTATAATTTTATATTTAGAACCTTGAATATTTAGATACTTTTTATTTTTCTAGAATATTTTGGATTTCTGGATTTTCTGGAATTAAATGATGAATAGCTTTTATATTTTCTGGATTTTCTGGATTTTATACTCTCGGTAGCAATGCATCTTTTAATAATAGATGGTTTCATTTTAGGAGTAATAGTTATTACATCACGATTGTTTATATTGACAATTATATAACCATATTTAGATGAATATTTCTGAATAACATATTGAAGTTTTATATTATCTTTTTCATATTCATATTTACAATCAAAATTAGGTGATATACTATCATCTGCGTCAAGAATATCCAAATTAGCACCTCCTGTTCCAACTATATATTGTTTTATTTTCATACTATCATCATTTTTGTTTATAGTAACTTCACCTTCTTGATAGTTATGTATATCAGAACATAAATAATAAAAATTGGTTGCACTGTTTTTAATACTAAAAAATAGTTCATATATATCGTTATGTAAAGTTTGATGTTTTAAATTACTGTCTTTTATTTTTACTCCAAAAAGAGGATGATGCCCACACACAATAATATTTGTATAGGTTTTTCCAGTAATTAATTCTTTGTTTATTAGATCACTCTGATATGTTTTTAATTTATTGTTTATCTTTTCAATTGTATTATTTTCACTATCACCATTTTCATTAAATATTATATTTGACATTTCATTATCAAATATTTCTTTATAGCATTCAGGGTTTTCACCGTCATAAATATTGGTATCTATCATTATAATAAGAGTGTTATCAATTTCTTTAAACATTGTAAGATTATTTGGAAAATTGTAGTTGTTAGATTTTGCTATTTGTTTTTCAAAAATTGATGTATCACACTTACCATTAATATATTTTATATCATGATTACCTAATAATAAATATAATTCTCTGTTCTTAACCATATCTTTTAATAGTTCAAACCCTTTTTCTAATTGATTTTTATCTACATCTGTATTTGGTTTGTATTCTTTCTCTGATTTATCTTTTTTATCTTTTTTATCTTTTTTATCTTTTTTCTCTGATTTATCTTTTTTTTTGTAATAATTATCACCATTAATAATAAAAAAATCTATTTTTGGTTTTTCTTGTTCATTTTCTATTTCATTTTCTATTTCATTAAATATATCAATTAATGCAGGGTTATTAGTAATTTCATTCAAATTGTTCATATTATTCCAACAACCAAAGTTTATGAAATTTATATCCTTATTCGGTTCCACCATTGTATATAATATATTTTTATTTTTATTCATTTTTCAAGTATATTTCATCTAAATCTTTTTGTAAAATATGTTTTTGATATATTAAAACGTCTTCTTCGCATATATATGTATCTTCATCACATGAAGCATATTCATCTGAATTCAATATATATTTTACGCAAAAATCAGGTGTTAATTTTTGGGTTTTAAGAAGCGTTCTCAAAGACAATCTATCAATATTATATTCTAATGTAGCTATCTGATATTTTTTGTATCTTAAATCTGCATCGTATATTATTTCAATATTATTATTGTTATCCATTTTGTTTTATATTTATGTTATTACAAATAATATATATATAAAATATGTATATCAATTTTTTGAATTATATATTTACTCGTATAATAATATAAATTATAAATTATATAAAAATAAAATTATATCTAAATAAGACCAATATGGAATCAAATATAACAACGGAATATTTTCAAATAACAAACGAATATCAAAAAAAATATGGTAAAAATACGGTATTATTAATGCAAGTGGGTGCATTTTTTGAAGTATATGGTTTAAAAAATGCAGAAACTGGTGTAATAACATATAGTCAAATCGTGGAGTTCTCGCAAATATGTCAATTGAATGTATCCGAAAAGAAAAACTTCATAAACAACGATCCTATTGTTATGGCAGGATTTCGCGATTATACTTTGGAAAAATATATTCAGAAATTGTCAGAAAATGGATATACAAGTGTAGTATATAAACAAGAAAAAGATGGTAAAAATATAAAACGTAAATTACATGCTATATATTCCGCTGGAACCTATATATCATATGATACAGATATTTCTCCACAAACAACCAATAACATCATGTGTGTTTGGATAAATACTTTCAAATCATTTATCCAAACTCAATCCAATAATGAGAACCTTGTATGTGGGGTTTCTGTGGCCAATATATTTACAGGAAAATCATTTATATTTGAATATGAAATTCCACTTTACGATAATCCAACAACATTTGACGAATTAGAGAGATGTGTTTCCATATATGCGCCAAGTGAAATATTATTAATAGCAGAGACATTTGATGAAAAAATGACAGAAAAAGTAATACAATATAGTGGTATGCATAATGCTCATGTTCATAAATATACAAAATGTTCTCAAAATGTAGATATTATTAAAAAATGTTCTCAACAAAAATACATACAACATATATTGTCTACTTTTTTTGGAGAAGAATGTTACCAAGTATGTAGTGAATTTGGTAATAATGAAATCGCTACCCAATCATTTTGTTTTTTATTGAATTTTATTCAAGAACATAATCCAAATTTAGTGAAAAAAATAGAACAACCAATCTTCAATAACACATCGAATCGAATGGTATTGGCAAATCATACATTAAAACAATTGAATATAATTGATGATAACACAGAAGACAGTACAAAGAACTCAAAATATTCATCGGTTCTCTCATTTTTGAATAAATGTTGCACGCCAATGGGAAAAAGACAATTCAAACAGCAATTGACAAATCCAACATTTGATGAAGCATGGTTGAAAAAAGAATATGCAATGATATCTCTTCTGTTAGATGAGAACAATGTACATTTCATATCATTTTTTCGCTCTCAATTGAGTGAAATACGTGATATAGAAAAAATATGCAGGCAAATCATTATTAGAAAAATATATCCATCGTCAATATATCATTTATATAAAAGTATAGAGAACATTGAACAAATATACCAATGTTTATATGAAAATCCCGATTTGAATAATTATTTTGGAGAACATTCTACTAAAATCGCGAATTTTGGAGAACAATGTTCTCAACTATTGGATTTTATAAAGACAAATTTGAAAATGGATGCATGTATAGAAATAGAATCTATGATAAATTTCGAAAAGAATATAATACAATCCGGTGTGTCCAATGAACTAGACGCATTAATTCAAAAATATGAAAATAGTATATCATCTTTTCATGGAATAAGGGATGTTTTTAATTCATTGTTGAGAACATTCGAAAAAAGTTCAGAAACTGACTATATTAAAATACATGAAACTGATAAATCTGGATATTCATTGCAAATTACTAAAAAGCGAGCATTAACATTGAAAACAATATTATCAAAAATAACGGAGCCGATTCAAATCACTTCTGGTTTGACAATAAATGTGAAAGAAATTCAATTCAAATCAGCTTCCACAAGTAATGATGAAATTGAAATCAATGTTCTCAACAAGATATGCAAAGATATACTCAATCTAAAAGAACAGATTAATATGGAAATAGCAATAGCATACAATGAATTTTTAAATGAATTCGATAAGAATTGGTTTTCAACTTTGGAGAATATTGCAAAATATATAACAAAAGTAGATGTTCTCCAAAACAAAGCATATATTGCAAATGAATATAATTATGTATGTCCAGAAATTGACAGTGATGTGTTTTCAACAAGTTCCTATGTACATGCATATGATTTGAGACATTGTTTAATAGAACATATACAACAAAATGAAGTATATGTACCGAATGATTTACTGCTCGGGGGTAAAATAGATGATACCATAAAAACTGGAATGTTATTATATGGAACGAACGCGGTTGGAAAAACCAGTTTGATACGTGCAATCGGAATAGCGACAATAATGGCGCAAAGTGGTTTATTTGTTCCATGTTCTCGTTTCATATTCAAACCATATAGAACAATATATTCGCGAATATTAGGAAATGATAATATATTCAAGGGTCTTTCGACATTTGCGGTGGAAATGTCCGAGTTGCGCATGATATTACGAGGTGCAGATGAATATAGTATGATATTGGGCGATGAATTATGTTCTGGAACAGAAACTGAATCAGCATTGAGTATTTTTACAGCGGGATTAATGCATTTAAATGAAAAACAATCAACGTATATTTTTGCAACACATTTTCATGAAGTATTGGATTATGATGAAATTAAATCTCTTGCCAATATGGAAATAAAACATATGGCGGTTCATTTCGACAGAGAGTTGGATTGTTTGGTATATGACCGTAAATTGCGTGATGGACCAGGAAACCGTATGTATGGATTGGAAGTATGTAAATCATTGTATTTACCGGAAGATTTTTTGGAGAAAGCATATGTGATACGTAATAAATATTATCCGATAAATCAAGGAGAACTTGCGCACAAAACAAGTGTATATAATGCGAAAAAAGTTCGAGGTTTATGTGAAATATGCAAAATGGAATTAAGTGAAGAGGTACATCATTTATCACCGCAAAAAGAGGCAGATAAAAAGGGGTTTATAGGAACATTTCATAAAAATCATGCGGCAAATTTAGCGGCGGTGTGTGAAAAGTGTCATGAACAATTACATGCGAAAAATACGCAAAAAATTGTTCGCAAAAAAACGACAAAGGGTTATGTCATTGGATAGTTTTTATTATTTTCTTTTTGATTTTTTAGATTTTCTTTTAGATTTTTTAGATTTTCTTTTAGATTTTTTAGATTTTCTTTTTGATTTTTTAGATTTTCCTCCGTTTGCTGGTAATACCATACTGTACATGCCGTCATGAGGTTTATATTTTATTTTTAAATTGACTTTTTCATTTAGGTCAACATCTGATTTTGTTTTCAATTTTTTTTTTTTTATTTTAGTAGTATGATAATCATCATTATCAGCCATATATCCGGACAGGTGGTTTTCTTTATTTTTTTGTACATTCATTAAGTATTGAGCTGAACTAGTATGAGGAACAACATTATTATCATAACTATCATCATTAATATTATAATCGCTATCATTATCATTATCATCTTCATTATCATTATTATTTGATATTGTTTTAATATATGGATTATATTCAGTAGGAGGAGGAGGAGGAGGATATTTTATTCTAGAATTCATATATATTTATAACATTATTTTATATTTCAAAAAATTGTTATAATTTAACGAAATTACTTGAATTTTACACATTTATGCAATATAACGGTTAATGTGTAAATTATGAAGGTCTAAAAAGACAATTTGCGTTAAATATTATATTTTTTACTATTATTATACAATATAATGGATTTTATAAAATCAGAATACGAAAGTAAAAATGACGAAAAACATATTTATCTAAATGATTTAAAAAATATTGTCATGAATAGTAATTCTTATTTAGAAGGAAATTGTTTTTATCATCATACAACATTAAATGAATTCCCTGAATTATATTCAAAACAATTAAATTTATTTTGGTGTGGAAAACAAGCAGTTGAAAATATATGTGAGATAGGTTTTAATGCAGGTCATTCAACTATGTTACTTTTGTTAGGAAGAAATAATACCCCATTAAATTTTACTGTTTTTGATATAGGTCAACATGTATACACTAAACCCACATATGAATATATTAAATCAAAGTTTACACATGTAAATTTTGAATATGTAGAAGGTGATTCAACTATTACGATGCCCGAATGGATAAATAATCATGAAGAATTAATGTATAAATATGACGTTGTTCACGTTGATGGTGGTCATGGAGAACATTGTATTTCAAACGATATGAAAAACACAGATTTACTTGTTAAAAAAAATGGAATAGTTATAATTGATGATACTGATAGTGAAGTAATAAATAAATATGTGGATTTGTATATATCAAATGGTAATTATATTGAATTAGATTTGCTCAAAACATATGGTTATCCGCATAGAATTATTAAAAAAATAAAATAAAATTCAAGGGTTTATATTTGAGGATGAGGATAGCAAGTTGGTGTAATTATTTGTGAAAAATCATTCAAATTATCCACTGTTTTATTTTTCATTGTTGATTTCATTTTTTCAACAAAAATTGGCATTATGTTTTCATGATTACTTTGTTGCCATGTCCCACCGTTGAAATGTATAAAACACGGGTTTTGTTTTAATATTGTATTAAAGAGTTTACCATTATCAAAAGTTAATTCATTCCAATTTACTAAATGCATATTTTGAAAAATTAGACATTCTGTATCAAGTTTGATTTTATCCGAATGTTTTGATATGAAATATTCATTAAAAAATGATTGATCGCCTCCGTCAGAACAAATTCTATATATTTCATCATATGATTTCCAATTAAACAATTCAAGTAAAGCATGTTTGTAACCAATGTACCCACCAGAATTTACATACTTGTATTTTGAATCGATAATCGGATAATAATCCTTATATTTCGCAGGAAAACAATTTAATTCGGCACCTATTAACAAATCACATTTATAATAGTTAAATTTTTCTAATAAATATTCTAAATTTTGGTTTATTAATACATCATATGCATCAATAAAACAAATAATATCATTATTCGAGTGTTTTTTTATAATATCGTGTATGGCAATAATTTTATCAACATATCCATTCCATGTATCCTTTTTTAAATAACATATTTCTATATTATTTAATGAAGCCGATTCTTTCAAATAATTAATTCTCGTTTCATCTGTATAAAAAGTATACACATATATCATATTTGTACTCTTGAATATTTAAAATGGCACGCGTTTAAGTAGTTTCACTTTATATAGTTTATGTATTGGCATATTTACTATACAAATATATTAGTAATCAAAATATTGTAAATTTTGCCTAAACCATTCTTGCATTTTAGCGGCTATTTGTTGACGATACATATCATCCGCTATCAATTTTAGACTTCGATGTTTATCTTTGAAATGATAAATAAATAATTGGATAATATTTACTAAATTCGCTCTTGAATATTTTTCTTGCAATTGTTCATATGGAAATACTGGAATGTTTTTTCTAACATTGACTTCGTTATGAAATCGCCATAACAAATCAATTAAATCTTTTTTAGTTTGAATAGTACTGAAATTAATCGAATTCATATATTGTGTAGCATGTGTGGCGCACATAGGACAAGGTAAATTTTTACATATTACATAAATAGTATTAATAAGTTCACTTCTAATAATGCTAAAATTTTCTTCTTTAATCTTTTCTGCCAATGAGTGAAATAAGAACCAAGTCGGCTCTCCCCATTTCATTTTTTTATTTTTATTGGCTTCTTCTGGAACTATATTATTCGTATTATTCGATTCTATAATATGATTCGCTTGTCGTACATTTATATTCATTAAAACACTTCTCGGTTTAACATTATTATAACTGTTTATTTGATTTACGCTTGTACTACTTCGATTTTTGAATGAAAACATCATTTACTAATATATAGTTATATTGAAAAATATATAAATATATTATATTTATTATTCTAAATATAATATAATTGAAATATATAATGGAAACAAAAGAACAACTAATAAAATCAATAAAAGAATGGGTAAAAATTGATAATGAAATACGGGCATTACAAAAAGAATCTAAAAAACGTATGGACGAAAAAAAAAATATTTCTAAAAATTTAATTGATGTAATGAAAAATAATGAAATAGACTGTTTTGATTTAAAAGATGGTCAAATCATGTACAGTAAAAAGAATATAAAAAAACCTATAACAAAAAAATCATTATTAGACATTTTAGCTAAATATTGTCAAGGGGATATAATAAAAGCGGGGGAGATAAATGATTTTATAATGGACAATCGTGAAGAAGTTGTAAAAGAAAACATAGTACGAAAGATATCAAAAGGAAAAGAAGACATGTGTTTATAATAAACCGAATTCTGGTATGCTATAACCTGTGACTGTTTTTACACATTTAGCAATGATGGCTGGATTGTCTTTTCCCGAAATGATATCTTCTGTTTTGTAAACATTGTTGTATTTATCTATGTAATATACAATTCCTTGTATATCAAGTGCAATTACTTCTAATTTTTGAGTAGATTGCATTATATTTTCATCTTCTTCCATAAATCCATGAGGAACACCTTTTGAATGAGTTCCACAGAATTCACAATTTTCTTTTCTACGGCGAGTACATTGTTCACCATTTGCTCTACGAGCGTTGCATCTATTTGTAGATGGTATTGAATTTTTTACACGTTTTCTTTTAATAAAATCTTCTTTTACAAATATAAGACGTTCATAATCATATACATATTCAATCAATTCATTTATCTTTGTTTTTTCTTCAAAATCTGCTTCAAGTATTTTATCACGTATGTTATTTTTGAAATTGGTTATATATGTTTCAGAAATTTTATTCAATCTTTTTTCCATATTTAATAAAAGTTAAAGGCGGATTGCTTTTGTATAGTTTTAAAGGCGGATAATTTTTATATTATATTTTATATTGTATTATCAAATATAATATAAAGAATAACAATCCGATGGTAAATATTAATGATTATGGTATTTGTTCCTCGCTTTGTTGTTCAATTGAAGTTCAATTTTATGTAAATAGAATATATATATATGAAAATATTATTATTGGGAAGTAGTATAATAAAACACTGGAAAAACTTTACGACAAATCATGAAACCGATGAAGTCATAAATATGGGAAAAAGTGGTTTAGTAACCACAAATTTACCAAAATATTTAGAAAAAATCCCGTATATCAATCCTGAATATATAATATTTTATTGCGGTGGTAATGATTTATTAGGCAATATAAATGAAAAAAATATAGTAATTAATATACAATTATGTTTAGATGTTTTGCTCACAAAATTTCAAAAATCGAAAATTATAGTAATATCACTAATAAAATCGCCAATTATGTATAATGGTAAAATAAAAATTATCGATTACATCAATAATGGTATTCGAAAATATAGTAATAACCATAGTAATATAACATATGTAAACGTAAATAAAATTTTATCAAAAAAAGAATTTTTTATGGAAGATGGATTACATTTGACTCATTTAGGGTATGAAAAAATGAATAATAAATTATATACATTTTTATAGAATAGTGGAAAATTTAAAACAATTTAAACATTTTGAGGAACACATCTTGTGAATCAGTGCATGCGGATTTCAATACATTTCTTACAGCAGTTTTATCCGTAAAATTATTGAATGCAATGCGAATAACACTGTGACTGTTATGTGGATGGTATTTTTTGAATCCGCAAAAACTTAATGATTTTTCACCTTGGTAAAATTTTTCATAAAGTACATATTCCAATACTTTCCCAATTGTATAATCTTCATCTTCTAAAATAATATCATAACAATTGTCGATAGTGGCTTCACTATGATTGATTGGAACAATATCACTTTCTATCATTTGTATCATATCGACAAACTTGTTTTGTAATATGGCACAGCCTTTTTTGACAATTTCTTGATTCGTATACACTCCAATGGTTTGTATTGAATAATCAAAACTGTCTTGAATAAATTGACGTTGGGCGTCTAACATATAGAAATTGCGTTTTTGAAATTCAATTTCTTCATTGGTTAGTTCTTCACTTCGTAATTTTGATTCCATGGATTCCCAAATACTGTCAATTTTCACCAAGTCCGGAGTGTTTCCATATGTACATTTTGAAACGACATTGAACATACTATTTACTTTTGCATTACTTACTGAAAATTCACATGTTAATTTTATATGTCCTCCTGGAATTTCATTACCAATTTTAGGGGTTAGTCTGACAAAATCAATATATCTATTTGTCTTTACACATGGAGGGAAAATTCGTGTAGTTTCTTCGCGTGTCAAATAATTGCCATTCATTTTGTTTTTAATACGGAAATCTTCGGTAGTTACTATAATTGTTTTATCAGTTTCATTTTTGACATCTAATTCTAATGTATATTTGTCTGGTAATATATCTAAATCTTTTTCATGAATAGGAATACAACTTAATCGCTGTTTAATGATTTCATTATGTAGACGCGGTGGATTGTTTATTTCAATATTGCATTTATTATCATTGTATGTTTCCGTATAAAATACATTTGTAGGTATTTCGGATAAAATAATACGACGTAATGCATTGGCAATACTTACATTAATGCCATTTAATGTAAATTTGTAAACATCATCTTCTTCGCTAATTTTTGAAATTTGAGGATTCATTCTAAATATTCTTATTATATATACTTTAATTAGTTATATTTTATTATTATTTGAATCAATTTTTTGTATGTTTTTATTTTTTGTTCATTTGAGCATGTAACCCTTCATTTGATAATTGGTCGGCACGTTTATTATGGTCGCGATATACATGTTCATATACAATTTTGTCAAAATATTTTTCGAAACCTTTTGCATTTTCGTATAAACGTAGCATATCTTTTGAATTCACTTTGTATTCACCCTTCATTTGTTTGATAACTAACATACTATCACCTTTAACAATAAGTTCTTTTATTTTTTTATTGACTGCTTCGTGCAATCCAATAATTAGACCAGTATATTCTGCTACATTGTTTGTAGAATTATTTCCGACAAAAAGTGATTTTGACCATATTTCTGTATTTCCTTGATATATTACAGCACCCGCACCAGCTGGTCCGGGATTACCTTTACTGCAACCATCAAAAAAAAGTGTATGTTGAACAGGTATTTGTATTTTACTCGATGATAAATTAATTTTTGGAACTGTATTTACAATAGATATTTGATGTTTTGCATTTGTTTTATTTTGAAAAAATGATGTTATACATGCTTGTTTCATAAATTATGAAAAGTTATAATTTTATATAGTTTATACTATTATATTATGCTAATATTAGGAAAAGGAACAATTACGCGTAATCCTTGTTTTCTATATTCATCTATTTTTAATAAAATATCATCAAGAAAATTCCAAGATAAAATTAAAATGTAATCGCATTTTTCATAATTTAAGAAATCACTAGAAACAATCGGTATATTAGTACCGGGAGTGAATAAATTCTGTTTCAAATGACTATCATCAATTATATATTTAAGTATTTTGTTTGATAATTTAAATTGATGAATGAATGTAGTTGATTTTGCAGAAGCACCGTATCCAAATATTATTTTATTTTGATTAATTAAACTGTTTAAAATACAATTTAAATCTTTGCTATTAAAAATAATTTTTTCTTTCCATGTTAATAAATTATTAATATCAAATAATTGTATATTTTCTTCCTCTTTTATTAATTTATACACATTTTCACTAACATATGTATTTATATTTTTTTTTATGAAAAATTGTATAGAACCACTTTGAATTTTATTAGTTTTTACGTCAAATAAACACATATTATTTTTATAACAAAATTGTTGCATCGCTTTACATGTGTGATAGTCAATATGTTCATGATAAATAGTATCAAATAAGTGATTTTTATATACTTCATAAAAATATCCAACTTCCATGATAAATATACCATTATCATTAAGTAGATTATATACTGTATCAAAAATGTCAAGTATGTTTTCAATATGTGCGCAGCAATGAAATGCATAAATTAATTTAAATGTATTTTTTTTAAATTTTCCATTATTTAAAATATTTGAACCAAAAAAATCACATACAATAGGAAGGTTATGTGTATTTTTAATGTTCTCGGCAGGGTCTATTCCAATTGAATTATAATATCCATTTTCAATTAAAAAACGAATACCAGTACCGTCATTTGCGCCAATTTCTAAAATATGATCATTTTTGTTAATATCGAATTTTTGTAAAAAAAAATCTATATTTGAAGTAATATGATTAACCATACTTTTACTTGCTGATGTAATATATAAATATTTTGAGTATTGAAATGATTTGTTTAAAATTTGAACAAGTTGAATATGTTTACACTTATTACATATACATATATCTAATGGTATAACTTGTTGTGATATTGGGGTTTTAACGAAATGATTTGCTTGTGGAGTTGGTTCTAATTTAAAAAATATTTGTAATTGTGTGGATTCACATAATCTACAATTTTCACGGTTTATCCAATTTTTTTTTTCGTCAGGTATTTCAATTATTTGATTATTTGACATTTCACTATTATTTATATAAATATATTTATATAAATATATTTATTTGATATATAAATTATGATAACATATAAATTTATATTTGTAATATTATCGTCGAATAAATTGACATCAGAAAATCCATATTATAGTAATAATGTACTATATGATGAATTTAAAATATTGAATAAAATGTATTATGATGAATTTAAAAATGACATAAAATTTTTTTATGTAGAATATAAAGAAAATATAGAAACAGACATAATAGAAATAGATGATTATATTTATATAAAAGGAAAAGAGTTTCCACTTAATCCAAATCTTTTAATAAAAACAATGAAAGCGATTGGTTATATACATGACAAATATAATTATGATTATATTATACATACAAATTTATCGTCAATTTGGAATATACCGGTATTATTATCTCTTTATAATGAAATACCTAGAAAAAATTTTTTTGGGGGACATTACATTTTTAATTTCTTTATTACAGGAACAGGTATTTTTTTTTCATATGATATTATACCACTTTTAATGAAATTAGATACAAATATATATAATGAAATGAATGACATAACTATTTCAGCCTATATGAAAGATAGTTGTATACCTACATTCCGTTTAGAACATATGTCAAATTATAGATGGGAATTAATAATAACTCATGATTATGCATGTAATTATACAAAGGATTATTTTGATAATATTTTATATTTTAGAGTAAAAACATCATCTAGTAAAATAGATATAACCATAACAAAATATTTATTAAAACAATTGTATAATCTTACTGCATAATGTTTACGCGCTTTATAATATACAATATTGAACTTTATAAAAAATTTGTATTACATATATCTCCATCGTACAATACAAGTATACAATTTATACATGATAAACGGTAAGAATTATTTTATTTAGAAATAAATTAATATATCATAGTTATATAGTATGGAAACTTGGTCAGATGCTGGCGATTATATTATCCACCCTAATCTACATCCAAAAAAAAAGAAAAGTTGCATAGGATGTTTCGGTCCATGTTGTTATTCTGAATAAAAACATATTATGTAAAATATATAAATATAAACTATTTTACATAATAACGATAAAAATGTTTGGATTTGGAGATGTTAACGCTGAATTGAAACTTATGTCAGGAAATATTTTGAATATGATTGTATTTGATAAATTCAAAACTGGCAAACCAGTAATTGACGCATTTATCACGACGATTGTTTTAACCGCAGTTACATATCTATTCCAATTCATGAATAATAATTTTACAAAATTTATAAAAATGATTAATATATTTGATTCTGAATTCGAATATTTTTTTTATAAAAAACATATTGTTGAATATGACGGTAAGATAGCATTATCGACAACATATTATGATAGTGAATTGAACCAATCGAATTCATTCAGTGATAGATTTCGCGCATTATGGATATACATAATAGAACATGCAAATGAAAATACTACGATACGCCATATTAAGGAATATTCTTTTGGAAATACGTCATATAATAGAAATCGTGACCTGGGAATTTATATGGTTATTCAAAATGAAAAATTTCTCATTTCAAAAGAAAATCAAATATATGCTTGTACAACAATTCAAAATGAAGAACAAGACGATGATAATAAAAAATCGAATGACAGATATTCAAAAAGAATGAATCGAATTGAAAAAGTAACAATTCAATTGTTCTCATATAAAAGTGATATTCATATCATAAAAGAATTTGTTGAAAATATAACAAAAAATTATTTAGCTTCAATCGAAGATTTACGTGATAATAAACGTTTTATTTATACCCTTATTAAAGCAAAATATGATGATAATAAATATGAATTATGGGATGAACATTTGTTTTCAAGTACTCGGAAATTTAGCAATATTTTTTTCAAAGATAAACAAACATTGATTGCAAAAATAGATTTTTTCATGAATAACAAAGAATGGTATTTTGAAAAAGGAATTCCATATTCAATCGGTATTGGTATGCATGGACCGCCAGGTACAGGAAAAACCTCATTGATAAAAGCAATTGCCAATTATACAAATCGTCATGTTGTAGTTATTTCATTGAAATTAATAAAAACGAAAAAACAGTTGGATAGTATATTTTTTGAAGAACGTTATAATACAGATAATAAAAAAAGTAGCATAGGATTTGATAAAAAAATTATTGTATTTGAAGATATCGATTGTGTAGGTGATATTGTATTGGACCGGGAAAAAAAGAAACAAAAGTCAATTACTGGGTTTGGTAAAAAATTGGATTTTGATGAAATTTCTAATAATTCAAAAATAAATATGGGAGATTTGATTGAGACGATAGTGTCGGTCGAAAATGAAGCTGAAAAAGTATCTCAATTACCCAAATTATTATTAGAAGATGAACCGTTGACTTTGGATGATATTTTGAATTTATGGGATGGAATTCGTGAGACTCCTGGTAGAATTATGATTATATCTTCAAATCATTATCATGAATTGGACCCCGCATTAATTCGACCAGGAAGAATCGATGTTACACTTGAACTGTCATATGCGTCGCGTAGCATAATAAACGAAATATATTCACATTTATTCGATGAAACGATTGATGATAAAACACTAAAAAAGATAAAAGATTATTTTTATTCACCGGCTGAAATAATAAATATCTATATGAATGAAGAACGGAACAAAGAAATGTTTATTAAACGCCTGTTAAAAAATCAACATGTGTAATAGTTTTATTTTCAGATATTATATAAAATTGAAACACTTTTTTTATATAATATATACTATATTATATAAAACACTATTTATCTTTGAAATGTATGCTGTTGTTAGATATAACGATTATCGTAAAGAAGAACATTTTGAAATTATTGCAACTACTACTGATGTAGAATGTGCTAAAAAAATAGCATTCAATAAAATCAAAGAAGGCATGCCTGAATGTAAAGATGACGATGAACTTTATAAAATAGCAACCGATATTGAAACAGAATATTTCCAACCAATAAATGAAGAAATAATATCATATAGAATTATCAAAGTTAAAAAGTGTAAAAACAAATTGAAAAAATTATATCATTATACAACTAAATATGCTGTTGTTGAATTTGCAGTAGAAAATACTGAAAATTTAAAAGAAATAGATAGTTCCCTTATATGTGATAATTATATTATTGACGACGTTCAAGCTGATGAAGATTATTAAATAAAAAATAAATAAAAATGGAGGGAAACCCCTTTTTATTTACTCTTACAACATGTGCGGTTTGAATGAGAAAAAATGTAATTGAAAATCATGTAGTTGTTTATATTACAATACGGAATAATTGTAATATAACTGTATTTACATTTTATAAACCCATATATGCTGATGAATTATTTAGCAAAATATAAATTATTATATAAATTATATAATGGACCTTTCTTGCAATAGTATTATTCCAGAACTTCAAAGTGATTTATTGGATGATATAGAACTACAAAAAACGATTCAAATAATATCAACAAGATTAATTACGAAACGAAAATGTATTGTAATACGACCGATTGAGAGAACCCCTCGAAATAATTAAGGTTGTATACTTACCAAAGGTTGTATATTTACCAAAGGTTGTATATTTACCAAAGGTTGTATACTTACCAAAGGTTGTATACTTACCCAAGGTTCATTATCCATATTTTCTAAATAAGGTTCCCAATCTTTATATTCTGGATGCAATTTACAATGATTTTTCACATTGAAAACACGACCACATGCTGATCCAAACCGTCCTTCAAATTCTAAATTTCTTGCCATTTTACTATCAACTACTTTACCATCTGTACAACCTCTTGGATAGAAAGCATCTCGTAGTGTAGAACCATGTTCATCTTTTTCAGCATGGTTACATATAGAACGTCCATTCATAATTTCTTTATTCAAAAATACATCATAATGGTCGCTTATCACTGTTTTCGCATTGTCAGTATTTATTTTTCCACTATAAACGTTATTCAATAATGCATCTAATCTACAATTGCGAGAACCTGATGAAGTTGAAATATCATGAAAATCTGTATCAGTAGTTTCTGTATTATTCAAATCGAAGCTAAATGCCGAATTCATACCATAGAATAATCCATTTTTTGTTCTATTAATACTATGTTTATCTAAACCAATTTCAAATCGCATGATTTCATTTGTATTTACATCACCAAATAACCAAGAACATGCATAATCTCCTGCATTATTTTTCAACATAATTTCAACATATTCACTCAAAGTTTTACCATATTGCATGGCTTGTCGTATTCTACAAAAAAATGGAGAACCAAATTTTGGTTTATACTCAGTACCACCAATTGTAGTTTCACACCCTATGATTCCAGTAGAACATATGAACCAGTCTGTACCACTCATTACATATCCTGGTGCAATTTGCATAACAAAATTATTACCCGATGATGGATATACATACATAATTACATTCATTAATTGGCCACTTAAAAAATCAGTATGAGTATTATGTGCCATTACTATTTCTCCATTTTGTGTTGAATCCCCAGTTGCAATAAAAGCACTGCATCTATCATTTTTTTCGTTTTTTTCATTTTCCTCATCTTCAAAAAAAGGACTCATTCCAAAAGCAGAATTCCATGCAATCAATGAATCCACCGAAAAATGTATTCCCATTTTTTTCGCACCATCACTAATTCCACACATTTCTTCATAAATTTCTGGAAAATCATTTTTGATTACTTGCTTTACTTGTTGTTTGCATACTTTTATATAATTCGATAATGATGTTTTGAAATATTTTTTCACTATGAATGGAAATGATTTTACGATTCGTTTCAATTCTTTATACAATAAAACACCATGTGCATAACCGCGTTCATATGCATCGCCACGAATCTCTGCAATAACCCATCCATGTTTTTTTTCAATGATTTTTCCATTTATTTTTGGTAGTTTTATGTATTTTTTACGAGTTGTTCTCGTTTTAGTCTTTTTTGAAACACTTTTCATATACTATTATATACTATCTATATAAATAGTATATAATAATGCAACAATTCTATTGAATCATCAAGAGCCCCAATAAGACAAATAACAATATATAAGGGAATATAACTAAAAACCATGAAACGCCCGGATAACCTCCGCGACATATGATGTTCAATACCCATGTCCAAAATAAAACATATAATACTTTAAATACGAATATCATACTAATGCTTGTAACATTACAAGAATATAGTCCTAAACAATATAAATCAGTGTTTCCATAATTTTGAATAGCCATTACAATAATTGAAATAATAGAAATAAGCAGATAAACAAATGCGGGCGTGCATAAATTTTTAATACCAGGGATAATCGCCATGATAATATATAAATACAGATATTTTATTTACACTAAATACTCTCCTATATTATTTTTTGAAGCAACTATTTGTGATGGATTTGTAATTACTGCATTACCAGTTAAAATTGAATTAGATGTAATTGCACCGGCGGTTGTTCCGTTACTCGCAATCGGATTCGTATAATTGGAAGCCGGAAAAAAAGGGGTGGCTACTTTATTAAATACATATGTCATATCAATAGCACCCCCTTTCATCTTTTTACTTTTACGTTGTTTTCTTCCTCCGCGTAGAGGGACATTTGGTTGTAAACGTGAATCTATAATAGAACCTGGTGCATTTGGATCAATATCATGAGTATTTAACGCATAGTAATAAGGACTATTTGCTAGTCCACCTGTCATAACATGACTATTATTGCAGCTGCAACTACCCCCTTTCATTTTATTTCGGCGTGATTTTCCTTTTTTAGTATTTTTTCTTTTATATTTTTTTGATTTGGTGCGTTCCTTCATATATTATATGTGTATATATTTTTCAATTATGGTTTCAATTAAATTATTCGATATCAACGTGGGTCAACATATGTCTACGACAACATACATTTTTTAATCCTAAATTATCTAAAACGGTCCCTTCGGGTGTTTTTTCCATATTTTTTTTAGTAAGATAAACGACATTTTCAACTTGTAACCCTTGTGATATTTTTATACGTCTCACTTCTTCTAGATAATATCTGTATTTATCAGCAAGAACATTTCCACACGTAAAACATTTAACTGGAATAATCATTCTAAATATATATTGTTGTATTATTATATTTAGAATAATAAATCAATTTTATATTTGTATTGGACAAATATATTATTATATATCATAATAGTGATATATGAATAAACAAAATATACTAATAGTATTTTGTATATTAATAATTGTACTGATAATTTGTATATCAATCAACTGTTATTCTTTCAAAGAAGGTTTAGATAATTCTGACGCAATTGATATACCCGTGAATGGAGTTATACCAGACGGATATTACAAAATAGATGATAAAACAATGAAAAAAATACCGTATGGGTATACTACAAATGCCGAAAAAACAACATTATTGCCAAATACTCAAACTTCTTTTTGGGTAGAATATATAAAAGAAAAAGATAATGTTTATGGTAATTCGGTTACTTACAGTTCAACAATAGAAAATACGAAAAAATATAATTCCGGTAATTATGATTTATTATATCATGATAGTCCGGAGTCTATAAAAAGTCAAAGTGGAGTATACGGAACTGATTTTGGAACTACAATGGTAGTTGATTCTTGTGGTAATAAAATATTAATACCATACAATGAATCGCAGGGTTATTCTATATATTATGAACCAGGTAGTTATAAATATGGGGCATCTACATATATTCCAACCTATGAAGATAGTGTATATTTTAGTAAAAATAATTATTATGGAAATACGTCATTTAAACCCACAACTAAAACACCATCAACACTAGAATACAGTCGATTGTCCAAAAATTACACTAATAATATAATATACACAGAACCTCAATTTATAATTTCATCTTCATATATTCCAACTAATGAAATAACTACATATTCAAGTAAAACATCTGGAATTGATACAACCACTGTATATACATAATATGAAAAAATTCAAATAAATTTTTGAATTTTTTGTATGAAAAACTATTTACTTTTAACACATTTAAATTTAACGTTTTTATTCAGTGAACATACTTCTTTATTTGATATTCCATTAAAGTATTGTAAATTAACCTGATTTGTACTTGCAATGATTGCTGACCATGATATACCAATTGCACTTCCAACTAAAAATGCTCCAAGTAATCGGGTATGACTATTACAACTGAAAAATATGTTCCAAGACCAATCTGCAATAATTATTATTGAAAAGAATATTATAGTCATTATATTGTCACTTGCTAAACCATATAATCCTATTATATACAATAAATATCCAAATGTATATGTAAAAACTGTCATACTCAATGGTAAATTAGAAAACGGTTCTCCATTTGTAAGATTCAAAGTTTTGCATATAGTTACTTGTGATGTAGTAGGAGAAGGAGGATTTGTAAATATATTAAATTTCCCTACAATAACAGATGCAAAACATGCAATCAAAAGACCTGCTAAATATATAATACCTTTAAGGTCTTGATTAAGAACCGATGATAATGTAAAAAAACTAACAAGTATAAAAGGCGATAATCTATATGCTGTATAAAATATATTTGTTAAGTTCAAATCTGGCATTTTGAATATTATAGTATAGTATACAAAGAGAAATATAAGTTACGTTATAAATCTCTAAATTATTCAAATACATATTTCATAGTTTCTTGAATATGTGAAATTTCAATGAAGTTAATATTGGATATTATAGATTTTGAATCGTATTTTTCCATAAATTCTTTAAAATCACGGGAGTTCGATTTTGGAAATAAAAATGTTGTTACTCCACCACGAATACCTCCTAAAATTTTTGATTCTAACCCACCAATTGCTGTAACTTGTCCTTGTAAATTTATTTCACCGGTAATAGCAATATTATTTTTGATTTTTAATGAATTAAACAAACTGTATATAGCAATTGTAATCGCGGTACCAGCGGAAGGCCCATCTTTTGAAACCGCACCTTGTGGACAATGTACATGTATGCCTTGACATTTTGTATCATTGAATTTTTTCAATAATATTGCTTTTTGTTTATCATTTGTTAAATTCCAAGCAAGCGTCTTTGCAACATTCATACTTTCTTTCATAACATCCCCCTGCAATCCAGTTAATTTCAATTCAAGAAAATTAGATGTAGGAAAACAATTTGTTTCAATGGGAATGATACCCCCTTTTCCTAATGAATTTGCCCATAAACCATTTATAATACCTATTTGATTATACTCACTAATTTTTGTATATTCTATTTTAAAATATTTTTTTAAATATTTATTATCTAAAATGTCTTTTGTAATAACAAATGGAATGCTTATTGTATTATTGTATTTCAAAAGTTCTATATTAATTTCTCCAAATAAATCAAACAGCACTTCTTTCAATTTACGCACACCTGGCTCTAATGTATATGTTTCAATTATATATTCGATAATTTCATCACTTATTTCTACTGTATTTTCGGCAAATCCCATTTTTTTATTTATTTCAGGTATAATATATTGCGAAACAATTACTATTTTATCATCTAATGATAAATTGTCAAACCGAATACGATGTATTCTGTCTAATAATATTCTGTCAATTTGTTCAGGGTCATTGTATGAAAAAATGAAAAGAACTTTTGATAAATCCAAATTAATACCGCTAAAATATTTATCTTGGAATGCATCGTTTTGAGTAGTATCTATCAAATGTGTTAAAATTCCTATAATTTCTTTACCATGTTCTGTTTTGCTTACTTTATCGAGTTCATCAATATATATAATTGGATTCATACATTTCGTTTCCATTAATATATCAGTTATTCGCCCCCATGTTGAATTTACATAAGTAAAACTATGTCCTTCCAATGTAGAACCATTCGAAGAACCGCCAATTGCAATGAATGAGAAAGGTCTCGTATTTCCATTATCATCAATTAAACATTTGGCGAGCCCTTTTTTTGCAAGAGAAGTTTTTCCAACACCCGGGGAACCTTCAAATCCAAAACAATATCCACTTTGTTCTCCGTTCATCCATTGTGCAATAATTTTAAGAATTTGTTTTTTAGCATGTTCATGTCCAAATATAGATTCGTCTAATGTATCGTTGATATCGTGTATTGATTTATTGACAAAATCCGTATTTTTTTTGATATTTGATATTTGCGAATTTAATATAGAAAATGAATTGTCATTACCTGTTTCATTTTCTTTAAAATAATTATAAATAATATCTGTATATTGAAGATTTTTTTCGATAAAATCATTTATACAAACAATTCTATCTGACTTCTTTTTTGAATTAATTTTATTAAAATTATATGTTATATTTTTTGTTTTTATTATATTTTCAAGATAACTTATTAGATTTAAATAGTGTTTTGTGTTGATTTTTTGAAGTATATCTGCAATTTCATTAATTTTTATTTTTTTATATGTATTATCGAATTCAATTATATATTTATTTACTTCAAATAGTGAATATTTAGGTTTTATTGGTACAATTATTTTTAATGAATTATTTTTAATAATTTCAATAAATAAAATATTTATTTCTTTTATAATTTTCAATATAGGTTCTTCTTTGAAAATACCAAACGGTATTTTTAAAAGTGCATCTAAATATTGTCGTGTTTTTATACAAGATTCATCATTTTTTCCTTTTATTTCTTTTAGCTTCATCATAGCCTTTTCTTTTATATATTCGGGAGCTTTCATCAAGAAAATTTGCTGTTCTAACGAAACGCGGTTTATATCATATTTATTTGTCATATCTTGTGTATATTTTATTGTAAATTTCATAATATCCTTGAAATAAATCTTTATTTTCCATGGTAAACTATCATATATAAGCATTTGTTCGACCGAATCGGAATTTGAGGTTTTACTTATAGTTATCAAATCATATAATAAGTAACTAATATATTGTATTTCATCATCCTGGTTATATATAAATAAATTGATCAAAGTACTGCGTTGAGAATATATATCCATTTCCACGAAATTTTTGATAATAGTGTTGATTTTATTTTGTTTTATACTATTTATTTCAGAAATTATACTGTTGTATTTTTTATAGAAGTCTTCATTACTATATATTAATATATCCTTTAATGTTATGCAGTCTACCATTCTCTTTAATATACATTCATTTACCGTGTATTTATTTGTTATATATTCCAAAATATCGGTTTTTCTACAATCAATATATCCATTCGAAAAACAATCTAATACAATATCATCAATTATACCATTAATTATAATAGTTTTTTGAGTTTTTTCATTTTGTAAAACGACTCTTATACCATTTATTTTATGATAAATCGATTTTGATGATGATATATCTATATCAAAACATTCAAAACTACAACCATTCTCTATTAATAAAAATTCTTCTGTAATTTTATCTGAACACAGGTTTTTTTTGTTGAATAATTGATTATAATTCATATTTTTTTTCCAATTAACTGTCTTATATCCAAACGGATGAACATATTTATATATTAAATCTTTTTTATCTTTTAGGTAGATATTTTCAACATTTTCATTTTTATTTTCATTAAAGTGAGAACCGAATGATATATTCAATAAATCTACAAAGTTATATGTTCCAAAACTACATATAATAATTGAAAGTTTTTCAAGAAGCGATTGAAAATTATCTAACAAAGTTTCTTCATTTGTTATATTTTCAAATTTTTCAAATTCTTTAATTTTACTGTATAATTCAGTAAGAGTAGTTATACAATTATTTACGTCACTATTTGATAATATGTCATTTTTTTTATTATTTTGAACTGAATAAATTGTACATCTAATTACCTCATATAAATATTTTATTTTATTTTTTATAAATATTATAGTTTCGGTTGAACTCGATATATTTGTAAACATTATAGTTTATATTTATAGATTAAATTTCTTTGAAATAAAATAATTCATTTATTAAATGAACTTAAAAGTATTTTGTTTATATATATAGAAAATGGGTATTCCAAGTTATTTTTCGTATATTATTAAAAATCATTCTAATATTATACGTAATTTAGATTATCATCAAAATATAAAAAAAACAAAATTCAATCATTTATATATTGATGCAAATTCGATTATTTATGATGCATATCATAAACTTGAAAGGGAAAAAACAATTGATAAATTAAATAGGGATGAAATCGAAAATCTTATAATAGATGCTGTAATTTTCAATATACAAAAATATATATTATATACGAAACCAACTGATACAATATTCATCGGTTTTGACGGTGTTGCACCTTTTGCTAAAATGGAACAACAACGAACTCGTAGGTATAAATCGGAATTTCTTTCAAAACTTTCATCGAAAAATGATTCTACACAAACTCCTAAAGTTAAGTGGAATACAACTTCAATTACACCAGGAACTAATTTTATGAACTTATTATCAAAGCGAATTATATATGAATTTTCTTTACATGAGTCAAAATATGCTGTTAAACAGATTATTGTAACCCCGTCAATTGACCCAGGTGAAGGTGAACATAAAATATATGACCATATACGTAATCATATATCAAACCAAGATAATGTTGCTATATATGGATTAGATGCGGATTTGATAATGTTGTCTATATTTCAATTGGTTTATTGTAAAAATATATACGTATTTCGTGAAGCGCCTGAATTTGGAAATAGCGTAAAAGCGAATGAGGTTTCTATTAAATTACCTTTATTTTTGAATATAGATTTATTAGTATCATCGATATTGACAGAAATGGATTGTAAATATTCAACATATGATAGGGTAAATGATTATGTTTTTTTGTGTTTTTTTCTTGGTAACGATTTTCTTCCACATTTCCCTGCAATGAATATAAGAACATATGGTATTCAAATTTTGGTAGATACATATAGGAAGTGTATCGGAAATACAATGGATAGATATTTAATTTCAAAAGACAGAAAAATACAGTGGAGAAATGTACGTATTTTATTAGAAGAAATTGCAAAACATGAAAAGGAATATATTCTTAACGAATACTCTTTGCGCGATAAAATGGAAAATCGCAAATATGAACAGACTACTGAAAAAGAAAAGGAGAATTTGTTAAATAATGTACCTGTTATTTTCAGAGCAGAAGAAAAATATATATCTCCAACTGAATTCAATTGGGAAGACCGATATTATAAAATATTATTGCATGAAACACGGGAAACTGCAAATTTAAAAAATATTTGTAATAATTATCTGGAAGGATTGGAATGGGTGTATAAATATTATACTCAGGGTTGTCCGCATTGGAAATGGAAATACAATTATCATTATCCGCCACTATTAGTAGATTTAATTCATTATATACCACATTATGAGACGGAATTTATTTTAGAAAATAATAGCAAACCATTTTCACCATATACGCAATTATCCTATGTATTACCAACGTCGCAGTTTGAACTTTTACCAAAGAAAATATCAAATTATCTGTTAACCAATTTTTCAAATTTGTACTCTTCAAAATTAGAATTCAAGTGGGCGTTTTGTAAATTTTTTTGGGAATCACATGTTGACTGCAAACCAATTCCATTGGATATATTAGAAAATTGGGATAAACAATTTATAAATATAAATGTGTAAAATTGAAATTAGTAAATAATAATAAAAGTAACACATTATCTAGATAAATGGATTTAAAAGCGCGTATATTGATTGCAAATCGCGATTATACATCGTGGAATTTGGTAAACCATGAAACAAATATCGAAATAAAAGATATAGAAACTGTATCTAAAATCGACCCAGTAAAACATAAACTATTTACAAAAGATATTATAAATATTGAACCTACCGAAACCGAAATAAAAATAGATATTGTAGTTTCACCAGTTAGAAATTCTGAATATATTGCAGGTATTTTACTTTTAGAAAATAATAAAACATTTGGAAGAACATATAACAAAAAACGTTTATTATATAAATGTATTCCTGATGATAAACATTTACCAGCATTTTTGATACCATATGATATAAAAATCGGGTTTAATAAAGTATATCAAAATAAATATGTAATATTCAAATACGATAGTTGGGTCGATAAACACCCTCAGGGGTTACTATTAGAAACTTTGGGTGATGTAGATGACTTGTGTGTATTTTATGAATACCAATTATATTGCAAAAGTTTACATATATCACTTAACAATTTCACGAAAAAAACACGAGATAGTTTCAAAACCACAACGCAAGAACAATATATAGAAAAAATATTCAAGAATTCAAATTTCAATATAGAAGATGAGCGAGATACTTATGTATTTACAATAGACCCACAAAGTAGTTTAGATTTTGATGATGGATTCAGTATAAAAAAAATAGGAAAAAAATGGCAAATAACTGTTTATATATCTCATGTTTATTTTTGGTTAGAGACATTGGATTTATGGAATTCATTTAGTAAAAGGGTATCAACAATATATTTACCGGATCAACGACGTCCAATGTTGCCAACAATTTTATCAGATAATTTATGCAGTTTGCAGCAAGATAAATTGCGTTTTGCATTTGCAATGGATATTGTCGTAGATAATGATGGTAATATTTGCGATGAATGTGATATAAAATATAGGAACGTTTTAATATGTGTCAAAAAGAATTATATATATGAAGATTCGCATGATATTGCAAAGTATGACAATGTATTGAACGATAAACATTATCAACATTTATTTGAAATATCTCAAAAAATGGATAAAAATGTAAAAAATAGTCATGACGTTGTATCTCATTGGATGATAACAATGAATCATTTATGTGGAAAATGGTTTGAAAAAAACAAGTTGGGAATATTTAGAACGTCTCATTATAGTTTTGTAAAAAAGGAATTAGATTTATCAATTGACGAGAACACGCGACGAGTAATAAATAGCTGGAATAATGTTTCTGGACAATATATTTTATATCATAAGGAGTGCAATATAAATCACGAAGCTATGAATATATCATCCTATATTCATATTACAAGCCCAATACGTAGGTTAGTCGATTTATTAAACCAAATGCTTATTATTAAAAAAATGGGATTAGTAAAAAACATCGGGGAATCTGCGAATGACTTTTTAACTCATTGGTTAAATCAAATTGATTATATTAATCATTCCATGAGATCTATTCGTAAAGTACAAACAGATTGTAATTTACTATATCGATGTTATACTGAAACAGATATTATGAATATAATACAAAAAGGTATATTGTTTGATAAAAATAAAAAATCAAACGGCATGTATACATATATGGTTTATTTGGAAGAATTGAAATTGTTATCAAGAATAACGACAATGATGGATATAGAAAACTATACATATATTTCGTGCAAATTGTATTTATTTGAAGATGAAGATAAGATTAAAAAGAAAATACGCGTACAAATAATAGAAAATTGAATAATATTTATATAAAAATATCATTCAATATAAATCAAAAATGAATAATCTCCTAATAATTGCTCTATTTGTAAGTATATGTTTGAATATTTATTCAGCGCCGTTTTTGAAATTGTCTTTTATAAAAATTAGAGATATTTATAAAAAAATAAAAATGAATGAACAAGCTGTATTTCAAATAGACGAACCGAATAATGTGGTATTGCAAATAAATGGAAATAATTTTACTTCAACAAATTATACATTTACTAATTTATATCCAAATAAGCATATTGGTTATGATTATGCAATGTTAGTAATATAAATTTCATAGATAAAAATAGAAAGATATTTTTCTTTTTTTATATGTGGAAAAAGAATGTTGGCGAAACATTGCCGCCCGGTCGGGTGGCAATAAAATATATAGAAAAGATAATTAAATATCGTGAAAGTCGAATTGAAAGTCAGAATCAAAAGAAGAAGGAATGAATTGAGTAGAAATATGTTGAATATTATTATCATTAGAGAAAACAATGGAGTCATCGTTGAAAGAGGAAG